ATCTGATTCTTCATCCGAGTTATAGTAATCTTCAATTACACTACCATCTTCACGCAAATATTGTGTAAGTGTATTATAACTCTGTCCTGTCCAACGACACTTTGTACACTTGTGTGTTGGTTCTGGTTCTTTAGTAGGTTCTACCCAGCTATCTTCATCACCCAATTCGTATGTAACTTCGTAACCACCTTTACTCATGGTCCACATGTTATCTTGTTGGTGGTCCCATTCAATTTCTACATCATTATCCCATGCCTCATTGATGACATCTTCAATGTCAATATCACCTTCTTCTATTTGCTTGAGCATGCCTGTGATGGCATCTTCATCATGGTCTGGATAAATTTCACTCAACAAATCTTCGTCAAGTTCAATTGCATATTGGACATCACATTGATGCCATTCGTGTTTTACGATAGTTACCATTTTTTATTCCTTATGTCATCGGTACTGGTTTAACAGGTTCTACTTTTTGATCTAGTAATTCAGGTAGATCATAGACGATTATACACTCAGGTATCTTAATTGTATATAGTACAGTTGCCCAGAATAAAGTTCCGAAAAGAAAGCCAATAAAATATTTCATATTATTTGAATGTGTTGAGGGCAGGATTGTAAGTTTTAATTAGTTCAGTTTCTCGTTTATGGGCTTCTGCCTTACCACGAATAATTTCAATTACACCGTAATTGAATGACTCTGTACCATAATTGCGAATACTTTCGCATAGGCCCCAGTTTTTTGACTCTGTTTTTGCTCGTTGAATATGTTTGCGAATACGGACATATAAGGATCTTTTTACTGTGGTGCTCACAGCAGTTAATCCAACATATTGCTCACCTGTTTCAGTATTAGTGATACAGTAGATAATGTGATTACGGTCCGTACGCTTTTTTCTATTCATAAATGAATTATAGCACGGAACAAGATTATTGTCAAATTTTGGCTAAAATGTGTGTTTTTTACAACACATCTTTACTCAAAAGATCCAAGGCCATTTGTAATACTTTAGACTGACGTTCTTTTACGTCAATTTCCCATGGTAAATTTTGATATTCTTCATGTGTAAGTTGGTCAGGGGTTTTGTTTGTATAGGGAATACCTCTCCAATAGTAATGACGATTGGACCTAAATTCTAGTAATTTTGTGTGTTTTTGATTGACATGAATAAGTTCATGTGTGAGGATTTTAGGTAAATCCTCAAAAGATAAATCATAGTTAAGACCTATACGATTAATCGTATACATGTCAATTCCACCATAGACTTCAGGTCCTAAATCATATAAGCAAACTTCTAATATAGGAGGCAATTCTATAACCTGAGCTATTGCATTACCAAAATAGGTAATAATAGACTCATGTTTATAACTATGTTGATTATTTTTGTAAAAATATCTGATATCCACACATTATTTATGTGTTATCAGGGATATCTTGTGGTTTAGTATATTCATAATTAGTCGTGTCTATGTTTTCTCTGAAAACAATAGCACCATTTCTAAGATGAAATCTACGTGCAGTTTCTGTTTTAGGACTTAATGTTACGAACCTAGTTACCGTTGGGTGTTGTTTTTGTATTTCTTTTACAGCTTGAATCAATAACTCTTTACCTTTACCTGCCTTGTAACTCCATATTGTATAAAATACAGCTGTAGTAGGAACTACATGAGTAGTATTCAAGTCATTTACATTCTCAGGAACAAAATCATGAAAGCTAACACATACCATTGCTTCTGGTTTTTCTTCTTCAACTAGTGCAGCTACCATTCTACCATTGCTTACTCTAAAGTCTTTTGAAATTTCAGGGCGTACAGGGTCATCTTTGATAAAGTCTAATAAGGCATTTGATAAATCTTTGATGAATGTTAGCATAGTAATCGTATTTATGCCATATTTATAATATACGTACTTTATGCGTTATAAATTGTTTTTAGGCTTCTCTCGACAATGAGTTGCCTTTCTTTACTAGACCTAGCTCCTAGTACTGTAATATTGTAAAGTTTTTCGTGTTCATAAACTAGCATAGTTATGCAAAACCCTGCCGCATTTGTGAATCCTGTTTTGATAGTAATAATCCCGTCACGCCCAAAGTATCTGCTAGTTGGATTACCTTGAACTTTACTGACTTGTTTCTTTTTACCTTTCTTTGTCATAACTATAGTTTCTGTGACTACTTTTTGACTTTTTGCGGCATTTTGTACAATAGAAAATTGACTAACTACTTGTGTCAACTGAACAATGTCGTTGACGCTACTATAGTTCATTGGGCTTAGACCAGTGGGTTCGACAAACCCTGTATGAAACATACCCAACTCAAATGCATGTTGATTCATTGTGCGAACAAAGTTTTGTCTACCACCGGGGAAGTTTTCGCTTAGTGTTTGTGCAGCTAAGTTATCACTAGAGATCAATGCTAAATTAATCAAGTCTAATCTAGACAATACCATACCTTTACGAATATGTGTATTTGTTACACGGCCATCTTCTACTGTGAGTTTTTCATTCAAGTCTTGTTCTTCTTTGAGAACTGTATAAACTGTCATAAGTTTGCTAATGCTAGCAATACTAACTTGAGTATTATCCAATGATCCATCAATTACTTGATGATCAGTTACATTATATACAACTGTTGTTGCCTTTGCAAATACAAAAAATGGTAATAGAATCAATACAATCAGAATTTTTCTCATCATGTATTTATTGTAACATATCTTTTGAATACATACAATATACTTGGGTCAACCTCTTAGTTTGAATTTGATGTATTCGGTTAGTTTATCTGCAACATCAATATTACAATACTTTTCAAATCCACTGAATCCTGGGTTACTATTGGCTTCACACACTACAAATCCATCTTCAGTAAACAATAAATCAATACCTGCTATATCTAGATTTAATACTTTAGCAGTCTCTAATGCTAGGAATTCTATTTCAGGTGTCATTGGATAACTCTCACCACTACCGCCACCTGTAATGTTAGCACGAAAATCTCCCTCAGGAGCACTACGTTTCATTGCACCAATTACTTTTCCACCAATGACTAATACACGTAAGTCTTCTCCTGGCCGATGACCCATATACTTTTGTACAATCATTGTTTTTTTGTTACCCAAGTTATCTACAAACTCCATTAACTTTTTGAAGTCACGTTGTCTATCACATAGATAAATACCTTCACCATAACTACCTGTAACAACTTTTACAACACAGGGGAAACCAATTTTATCTTTTACCAACTGTTCTTCGATTGGAAATCTAACCATCATTGTACTTGGGATAGGTATACCATGTCTACTCAATATTTGACTTGTGCGCAATTTATCTTTAACAGTCTCAATACTTTCACTATGATTGACTGTCATTATACCAGCCTGTTCAAAATGCCTTAGTACTGCAAGTTGAAAAGGTAATATACCTGCACCTAATCTACACAATACAAGTTTTGGTATTTCAAAGTCTTGTCCCAGATGTTTAATACCATTACGTAAATTTTGATCCACGATGATATCAAAATCATCAGGGTGATATGCTTTGGCATCTATTCCTTTATTGGTAAAGGACTCTAATAAACGATTTGTTTCAAATTCGTTTCTATCTTGTTTGGTTAATATTAGTACAGACATAGTGTATTATTTAATTTAACTAGGCTATATACAAAAATAAATATTCTGATGACCCTAGAAGAATTAGATATAGCTGGTAAAAAATATTATGCTGAACATGATTATGAAAATGCATTACTTTGTTATGCTGAAGTTTTTGCACGTTATCCTTTCATTGCATTATCGTACAATAATTACGCAATGATACTAAGAGCTGCCGGGCAACCAAAACTCAGTTATAACTTTTTTCAAACTGCTATTGACTTAGATCCAGAAGACAGAAACTTTCCTTTTAATTTAGCTACTGCATATTTACTTGCAGGTGATTTACCCGTTGGTTGGGATCATTTTGAAACTCGTTGGAGATTTAAACATCATGAAAATGTATTAAGCACCTATAGTAAACCTAGATGGGAAGGACAATCACTAAAAGGTAAAAGATTATTAATCACGTGTGAAGAAGGTGCAGGTGACAATATACAATTTAGTAGATTTACCAAAGAATTATATGATATGGGTGCAAGTATTATTCACTGTACTGAGCCTGAATGGAAAACCTTATTTGATAGTTCATTTCCCTACTGTACAATAATTAGTAACAAAGAAACACTACCGGAGTACGATTATTGGACACCTATATTGAGTATACCAAAAGTACTAAGACTAACATATGAAAATATGAAAGAAGTAACTAATTACATTAAACCTACAGATATTTCTATTGACAAATGGAATAATATTATAGATACAAAGAAAAAGTTTACAGTGGGTTTTTGTTGGAGTGGAAGAACTAGAAAGTTTCCTTTTGACAAAATACTAGAACTTATAAAGAATAATGTTGATTATCAATGGGTAAACTTTCAAGTTATCTGCGATGATAATGAAAGACAAATATTAATTAATAATGGTGTAAAAGACTATAGTAGTAATATACACAATTGGGATGATACTGCAGCCTTGATGAGTCATGTTGATGCATTTGTGAGTATTGATACTGGATTATGTCATTTGGCAGGTAGTATGGATGTACCATGCTTTTTGTTATTAGAACGATTCAACACATGTTGGAGATGGTTGTTGAATAAAACTGATACACACTGGTATAAATCAGTAGAGATCATTAGACAGGCAAATCCGTTGTACTATGACGATCAAATTGCAACAGTTGAACATCGTTTAAAAATTTTATCCACAAAAAAAGGCTCCTAAGAGCCCTTACTTGTTCTGGTTACGAGTTCCAGAACCACTCAATCGTTGTGGTCGATTTACTTTTCTACAGCTATTGACATTGAAACTGGCACATCAATTTTTACTTGACTGTAATTCCAGAACTTATAAAAAAT